AAATAAAAGAGTGTACAGAAATTAGACCACGTGGTTCTATCATAGTGTTCCCAAGCTTTGTGTGGCATAGAGTGGCACCTGTAACAAAAGGTACTAGATATTCATTGGTGATATGGAATCTAGGATATCCATTTAGATAAGGAGTTATATAATGGCAATAGTGAATAATCAACCACAAGAAGTATTAACGACAAGTAGTTACTTTGCTACACCAGTATGGTCAATTGAAAAACCAGAATGGTTAGATGAAGTAAATAAAGTATGTGACGAATATATAGACGCCGCTTACAAAAGAGAAAAACCAAATATCGCTGAAAGAAAGAAGTGGTTAGGTAACAAGTATTGGAATAAGGCAAAAGATATTGGTATGTCTTATCACTCCGGTCCTCTACAAGGCGATCAACGATTAAAATTTTTATTTGACTATATTGGTCAAACATCTTGGAATTGTTTAGAAGCCTCTGGCTTTGAATTAAAAGATTACACTGCCTTTTTTACAGAATGTTGGGTACAAGAATTTTCTAAAAACGGTGGCGGTCATCACAATTCACACGTACATTGGGACAATCATATATCAGGATTTTATTATTTAAAATGTTCTGAATATACATCATATCCTGTATTACACGATCCTCGACCAGGTGCTATGATGACAAAACTACCACAAAAAGATAAAAGTAAAGTTACTTTTGCTAGTGAGGCAGTACACTACAAACCAAAACCAGGAACACTTATATTTGCCCCAGCATATCTGGTACACGAATATAGTATGGACTCTGGACTTGAACCGTTTAGGTTTATTCACTTTAACATACAAGCGGTCAGAAATATGATTATAGAAGGAGTTAAAAATCTATGAGCTTTAAAACAAACAACTTTTTAGTTATTAAAAAGGCAATTGAACCTAAAGTGGCAGAATTTGTTTACAATTACTTTTTAATGAAACGTCAAGTAGCAAGAACAATGTTTGACGACAGATTTATTTCACCATTTACGACAGAATGGGGTGTGTGGAATGATGAACAAGTACCAAACACATATTCACATTATGGTGATGTTGCTATGGAAACTTTATTATTGGCAGTTCAACCAATAATGGAAAAACAAACAAAATTAAAATTAATACCTACATATGCTTATGCTAGAATATACAAAAAAGGTGATGTTCTACATAGACATAAAGATAGATTTAGTTGTGAGATTTCTACAACATTAAATCTTGGTGGCGATCCTTGGCCAATCTATATAGAAAAGAATCCTAAAAAAGGTGGTCTAAAAGAAGGCAAGTATGTTTCTGATTATACAAAAGGAACAAAAGTTGTTTTACAACCTGGCGATATGTTAGTTTACAAAGGTAATATATTAGAACACTGGAGAGATGCTTTTGACGGACAAGATTGTGGTCAAGTATTTTTACATTACAACAACAAAGCTACAAAAGGTTCTGAAGATAATATCTTTGATAATCGTCCTCACTTAGGCTTACCGTCTTGGTATAAAGGAAGAAAACTTAACTCATAAATAGTTTTATGAGTAAATTAGAAGATAAAGTCAATGAAATTTTAGGTATTGATAAAAAAGAGCCAGTCGAACAAAAAAATTTTAAGGCTCCTGTTCCTAGAAAAGAAGATAAAGAATCTGCTGACGTTGACAACGATTACAAATATAGTAGAGAAAACTATTATAACTTAATAGAACGTGGACAAGAAGCCATTGAAGGCATATTAGATATTGCCAGAGAAGGTCAACATCCACGTGCCTATGAAGTTGCCGGTCAATTAATTGGTCAAGTAGGACAAACTGTAGATAAGTTACAAGACTTACAAAAGAAATTAAAAGATTTAAAAGAGTTGCCTAAAACGGCAAACGCAAATATTAAAAATGCTCTTTTTGTCGGTTCTACGGCAGAATTACAAAAGATGTTAAAAAATGAAACTCCTAAGAGCAAAAACGTTTCACCCGAACAAGACGATATTGAAGATAAGTGATTTAACTTACGTTAAACACGGTCTTGCTTTAGTTGATATATTAGACGGTAAAGAAATGATTGATCCAATACAAGTAGAAAAGAGATTTGTTTCTGATACACCACGTATGGGTGCGAATGGCAATCCGTATATAGAAAAACATTTTACAGTTTATAAAGGTAGTCAAAGAATTACGGCTGCTTTACAAATGGGTTATACCCATATCGAAGGAGTAATAATCAATGAGTGATGCTTATTTAGGAAATCCTAATCTTAAAAAGATTAATACTCCTGTAGAATATACACAAGAACAAATTATAGAATATCAAAAGTGTGCTGACAATCCATTATACTTTATGGAAAAATATATTCAGATTGTTTCTTTAGATGAAGGTTTAGTACCTTTTAAGATGTATGACTTTCAAAGAAAGATTGTACAAACGATACACGATAATAGATTTACAATCTGTAAACTACCTAGACAATCAGGTAAATCAACGACAACGATTTCTTATCTCTTACATTATGCGTTGTTTAATCCGAATTCAAATATTGCTATTCTTGCCAACAAAAGTTCTACTGCTAGAGATATATTAGGAAGACTACAACTTGCTTATGAAAATTTACCTAAATGGTTACAACAAGGTGTTATTAACTGGAACAAAGGTTCAATTGAATTAGAAAACAAATCTCAGATTGTGGCTGCCGCTACATCATCAAGTGCTATTCGAGGTGGTTCATTTAATATTATTTTCTTAGACGAGTTTGCTTTCGTACCTGTGAATATCGCTGAAATGTTTTTTAGTTCAGTTTATCCTACAATCTCATCTGGTCAAAATACAAAAATGATTATTGTATCTACACCTTATGGTATGAATCATTATTACAAGTTATGGACAGATGCTGAAAACGGTCAAAATGATTATGTGCCGATAGAAGTACATTGGAGTGAAGTTCCTGGTAGAGATGAAAAGTGGAAAGAAGAAACAATACGTAACACATCAAAAGAACAATTCCAACAAGAGTTTGAATGTGACTTTTTAGGTTCAGTTGATACTTTAATCTCACCTTATAAAATTAAATCAACACCTTATGTACAACCATTAGAAAGTAGAAATGGTTTACAAATGTTTGAACGACCTGTAAAAGATCATTTATATGTGTGTACAGTTGATGTGGCTAGAGGTACAAGTAAAGACTATTCTGCCTTTGTAATTTATGATGTAACAAACGTACCTTATCGAGTTGTGTGTACATATAAAAACAATGAAGTTAAACCCTTTGTATTTCCTAATATTATAGAACAGGCTTGTAAAGGTTTTAACAGTGCTCATATATTAGTAGAAGTTAATGACTTAGGACAACAAGTATCAGATGCTTTACAATATGAAATAGAATATGATAATTTGTTAATGACGACACAAAAAGGTCGTGCTGGACAGATATTAGGTGCTATGTTTAGTGGTCGTGGTAGTCAATTAGGTATTCGTATGACAAAACAGATTAAAAAGATAGGTTGTACAAACATCAAAACACTAGTAGAAAATGATAAGATTGTTATAAATGACTTTGGTATTATAGAAGAAATGTCAACATTTAGTAAAAAAGGTCAATCTTGGCAAGCTGAAGAAGGCACCAATGACGATTTAATGATGTGTTTAGTCATATTTGGTTGGATTTCTAATCAACCTTACTTTAAAGAGTTGACAGACTCTAATATACGTAATCAAATGTACCAAGAACAACAAAATTTGATAGAACAAGATATGGCACCGTTTGGTTTTATGGATGACGGTATCAATGAACACGAAGAATCTACAGTAGATGAATATGGTACTGTATGGCATCCTGTAACACGAAAAGGACTGTAATTTCTGTTTATTATAAATATCTGTAGTTATGAAAAAAACTATTTTGACTATGGGCATAAGAAAACTTATGACTTTTGACAATAAAATAATTAGCTAATTAGAGGAGAATAAACCTATGGCATTTCAAGTATCACCAGGTGTTCTCGTACAGGAAAGAGATTTAACAAGAATCATTCCTGCTGTATCAACATCTATAGGAGCCTTTGCTGGTCAATTCAACCAAGGTCCATTAGACGAGATAGTTTCAATCTCTAGTGAGCAGGAATTAGTAGATACATTCGGTAAACCGGATTCAAATAACTTTGAATCTTTTTTCAGTGCCGCTAACTTTCTACAATATTCTAACGCTCTAAGAGTTGTACGAGCAACCCAAACAAGTGCTCTTAACGCTACTGCTAACTCAAGCGGTATCTTAGTTAAGAACACAGATGATTATTCAAACAATTATTCTACTGGTCAAGGTGCTGTTGGAACGTTTGCTGCTAGAACAGCGGGTAGTTGGGGTAACAACTTATTAGTTGCTACTTGCCCAAGTGCTACTGCTTATGAAGCAACACTAACAACATCACAACAAGTAGATCAAGCCGACTTAGCTGTTGGTGACACAACTGTAACTGTTGATTCAGATGCTACAACTTACTTAAACGTAGGTGACATCATTGAATTTTCAACTACAGGTGCTGCTACAGACTTTGATGACGGCGATCAATATAGAGTAACTAGTGTTGCTTCAACTTCAATTGGTATCGTACAACATCCTAGAGGTGCTGGCGGACTAAAAAGAGCTGTTGCTGATGACGCTAGAATTAAAAGAAGATGGAGATATTACGATCAAGTTGACGGCGCTCCAGGAACTTCAGCGTATGTATCTGATAGATCAGGTTCAGGCGATGAAATCCACGTTGTAGTCGTTGATGAAGATGGTGGTGTATCAGGCGTTCCAGGCACAGTATTAGAATCATTTTCTAATATGTCAAAAGCTAGTGACGCAAAAACTCCACAAGGAGATGATAACTACTATCCAAACGTAATATACAATAAATCACAATACATCTATTGGATGGATCACAATACTTCAGGAACAAATTGGGGTAATGCTGCTAGTGGAACAACTTTCACTTCAGTAACTACACCTACTAGTGAATCACTATCAGGTGGCGCTAATGGTTCTGCTGTATCAACTGGTCAGTTAAAAACTGCTTACGAGAAGTTCCAAGACGCTGAAACAGTTGATGTTGGTCTGATAATTGCTGGTAATGGTGACTCAACTCACATTGACAACCTTATCACAATTGCTGAAAATAGAAAAGATGCTGTTGTATTTGCTTCACCAGAAAGATCAGACGTTGTAAACGTTACTAACTCTAACACACAAACAACTAACGTTATTAATTTCTTTAATAACATTAGATCATCTTCATACATTGTATTCGATAGTGGATACAAATATCAGTATGACAGATATAATGATGTGTACAGATTTGTACCGTTAAACGGAGATATTGCTGGTTTGGCTGCTAGAACAGACTTAACTGCTGACGCTTGGTATTCACCTGCTGGTTTCAATAGAGGTGTAATAAGAGGCGCTGTTAAGTTGGCATATAATCCAACAAAATCACAAAGAGATCAATTATATCCGGCAAGAGTAAATCCTGTGGCTACATTCCCAGGACAAGGTACTATCTTGTTTGGAGATAAAACTGGTCTATCTTCACCAAGTGCTTTCGATAGAATCAACGTAAGAAGATTGTTTATCGTATTAGAAAAGGCAATTGCGACTGCTTCTAAATTTCAACTCTTTGAGTTCAATGATGAATTTACAAGAGCTAACTTTAGAAACATTGTAGAGCCATTCCTAAGAGAAGTACAAGGAAGAAGAGGTATCACAGACTTCTTAGTAGTATGTGATGAAACTAACAACACAGGCGAAGTAATTGATAGAAATGAATTTGTAGCAGAAATATTTGTTAAACCTGCTAGAAGTATTAACTTCATTACTCTATCTTTTGTCGCTACTAGAACTGGCGTCAGTTTTGACGAAGTTGCTGGTTAATAAAAAGGAGAAATAAAAAATGCCTAATATTAACGACTTCAAAGCTAAACTTGCTGGCGGTGGTGCTAGAGCCAATCAGTTTAAGGTAACAATGCCTTTTCCTGGTTACGCCCAAGTTGGTGGAGAAATAGAAGACTTAGCTTTCTTATGTTCAGCAGCCGCTGTACCTGCTATGACACTCGGAAACATAAACATTAAGTTTAGAGGAAGAGATGTTAAGGTAGCTGGTGATAGAACATTTGATGCTTGGACTATTACTGTAATCAATGATACTAACTACAAGCTAAGAGATGCTTTTGAAAGATGGCAAAATGGTATTAACAATATGTCAGATAATGAAGGCTTAACAAATCCAGTTGACTATCAAGTTGACGCTTTTGTTGACGCATTAGACAGAAATGGTAATACTATCAAGTCATATACTTTGAGAGGCGCTTATCCAACATCTGTAAGTACAATGGAACTTAACTATGAAACAGTTGATGCTATCCAAACATTTACAGTTGAGCTTCAGTATCAGTATTTTGAAGCGAGAACGACTACTTAATACCCTTATAAGTATTAAGAACAGGAGACATTTATTATGGCTGAATTATTTGGATTTAGTATTACAAGAGCTAAAAAGCAATCAGATCCAAAACAAAGCTTTACAACATCACAAGCGGATGACGGTACACAAACCGTCGCCGCTGGTGGTTATTTTGGCTCGTACCTCGATATGGAAGGTACGGCAAAAAGTGAAGCGGATTTAATTAGACGATATAGAGAAATTGCTATCCATCCAGAATGTGATATGGCAGTGGAAGATATTGTTAACGAAGCAATTGTTGCTAATGAACTTAAACATCCAGTAAGATTATTATTAGATAACTTACCGTATGGTAAAGATATAAGAAGAAAAATAGAAGATGAATTTTCAAACATATTAGAGTTAATGAACTTTAATACAAAGGGGCACGACATATTCAGACGTTGGTATGTTGATGGTCGTATCTACTATCAAAAGATTATTGATAGAAACGATACAAAAAAAGGTATTACTGAATTAAAGTATATCGACCCACGTAAAATCAAAAAGATTAGAGAAATAAGAAAGAAAAGACCAGAAGGTGCTGGTCCTAATATGCTTTCAGTTGTTGATGAATATGTTGAATATTATATGTTTAATGAAAAAGGTGTTGCTGGACAAACAACAGGTGGTGGTATTAAAATCGCACCTGATACAATCGCATTTTGTCCATCAGGATTAATTGACCAAAATAAAAATATGGTCTTGTCTTATCTACATAAGGCAATTAAACCTGTCAATCAATTAAGAATGATTGAAGATGCTGCTGTGATTTACAGAATCGCAAGAGCACCTGAAAGAAGAATATTTAAAATAGACGTAGGTAACTTACCTAAAGTAAAAGCTGAACAATATCTAAGAGATGTTATGGCAAGATATAGAAATAAACTTGTCTATGATGCTTCTACAGGAGAAATTAGAGATGACAGAAATTATATGTCAATGTTGGAAGACTTTTGGTTACCAAGTAGAGAGGGTGGAAGAGGCACTGATATTACAACTTTGCCTGGTGGTGCTAACCTTGGAGAAATTACAGATATAGAATATTTCCAAAAGAAACTATATCGTTCTTTAAATGTACCAGTAAGTCGATTAGAAGCCTCAACAGGTTTCAATATGGGACGTTCTACTGAGATTACAAGAGATGAACTTAAATTTACAAAGTTTGTACAAAGATTAAGAAAGAAATTTACAGAACTCTTTAGTGACTTATTAAGAACACAATTAGTTTTAAAAGGTATAATTGCTGAAGAAGAATGGTATAGTATTAGAGATTTTGTAAAATATGATTTCTTACAAGACGGACATTTTGCTGAATTAAAAGAAAGTGAAATGTTGCGTGAAAGAATAGCACTTGCTAATGATGTTAGAGATTTCATTGGTAAGTTTTACAGTGTTCAGTATGTTAGAAAAAATATACTTAAACAATCTGATAAAGAAATTGAAGATATGGATAAACAAATCAAAAACGAAATTGATGATGGTATTATATCTTCACCCGAAACACAGACAATAGGAGATGAATAATGAGTGAAGAAGTAAAAAACTTTATAGATCAATTAGCAGATGGAAACAATGCTGATGCTGGTGAAGCATTTAAAGATGCTTTAAGAGCAAAAGTCGGTGATGCTTTAGATGCTAGAAGAAAAGATTTAGCTGGCTCTTTGTTTAATGGAACAGATGAAACTCAAACGCCAGGACAAGAAACTTTAAATCCTGAGGCACAACCTCATAGTGATCCAAAGCCAGAAATTGCTGAGCCAGGAACATTTAATCAGGATGGTTCTGTATCAGCAACGACAAATGCTAAAGATGGACAAGCAGAAATAGATTTGACAAATGACAACGATAAGTAATTTAAAAACAGATACTTTTAATTCAAAGGCTTACAAAGATTTAACGCCTGTGATGAAAGAAGCAATCAATGATGTTTATAAATTAGTAGAAAAAGAGTCAGGTTATATTGTAACAAAGTTTGAAAGAGCTATGGAGAAAGTAGCAGAATTTCATAATATTAATAAAAAAGCTATCGAAGAATACTTTGATAGAGAATTAGAAGAACAATTAGGAGAAAAATAAATGGCAACGTTTATAACAAAAGGAACTGTTATTGCTAATCCATCAGACGATAACGTAGATCGTGCTCAGTTTGTAAGATTAGTTGCTACTGCTGCTACTTCTAAAATAACTGTATCAAGTGAAGACAGTACAGTTTTAGGAGATGTTTATTTACACGTAGCTGGTGATGAGGCGATTATTGAAAAAGCACCAAGTGATAAATTAAATACGTCTGCTGGTGCTGTTACAGTACACGCTGTAGGTTCACCAAGAAGTTAATATGACTATTACTGCTACGAAGTTAGTAGATGATAATTTTAAAATTATAGTCAACGCTAATGGTGTAGGTAGTGAGTCAGAACAAAAACTTGTAGATGTTGTAAATTCAAACAACGCTTCAAGTGAGCCTAAAGTTTCTATTGCGAATATACAATATGAAGTTTTAGGTACAGGTAATGTTACAGTGTATTTTAAAAATGATACGACAAAAGAAGTCGTTATAAGTGGACGAGGTAATTACGGTTTAAAACCAAGTGAAGAAAAAGTAAAAGACGCAATAGGAGATATTTTATTAACAAGTGATTCGAATGTTACAAAGTATAATGTAGTAATCGAAACACATAAAGAATCAGGATACACAAATGGCTGATACAGTAACATCACAAACAATTGCCGATACATCTGGCGTAAAGTTCGTTACAAAGTTAACAAACTTTTCAGATGGTACGGGAGAAACTTTAGTTAAAAAAGTTGATGCTTCAGAATTAACTTTTATGACTGAAGACGGTAATAGAAAAATAAGTAAGATTTGGTATTCAATTAACACAGCAAATAACAAATCAGGTGTAGAATTATTATGGGATGGAGCTACAAATGCTACTGCTTTATTCTTATCTGGTAACGGTTATTGGGACTTTAGACCTGCTGGAGATGAGATACCAAACAATGCTACAACACCAACAGGTGACGTATTATTGAGTACAAAAAACTTTGCGAATGGCGATAATTACTCAATAATCATAGAGTTTAGATAAAAAAACGTATAAATAGTAATACGAAAAAGAGAGAGAATTATGAAACTAATTTCCGAAGAAGTATCAAACGCAGAATACCTAGTTGAAGAAACTAACGGTAAAAAGAATTATAAAATTAGAGGTATCTTTTTACAGTCAAATGTAAAAAATAGAAATGGAAGAGTTTATCCAAGAGATATTTTGGAAAACGAAGTGACAAGGTACAATAGAGAGTTTATCAACAAAAAACGTGCTTTTGGTGAGTTGGGACATCCAGATGGACCAACTGTTAACTTAGAAAGAGTATCACATATGATTACTAAGTTATCACCAGATGGCAATAACTTTGTTGGTGAAGCGAAGATAATGGATACACCATACGGTAAGATTGTAAAAGGTCTTATAGATGAGGGTGCTCAATTAGGAGTATCATCACGTGGTATGGGTTCATTAATTCAAAGAAACGGCGCTAACTATGTAAAAGATGATTTTTACTTAGCTACTGCCGCTGACATAGTTGCTGATCCATCGGCTCCAGACGCTTTCGTTGAAGGTATTATGGAATCGAGGGAGTGGGTTTGGGAAAATGGCGTTCTCATTGAGAAAGACATTGAAGCCTGGAAGCAACAAGTTAGGGATGCGAAACAAAGAGCTTTAGAAGAAACTAAGTTAAAAGTCTTTGAATCCTTCCTTAAAAAACTTTAATTTTATAAATATTATTAACAAAAAAGAAATAACTAGTTATTTTAAAGGAGATTTCTAATGGCCGAAACAGAAAACAAAATCGAGGCGTTGGAACAGGAAGCTGTTAAAGAAGTTAGCGAAGCAAACGCTGCTAACCCTCAAGCAGATGCTCCTAAGAAAAATGCTGTAGCGGCTGAACCTACTCATCTAAAAAATGATGCTGAAGATTTAGGCGCACCTGTAGTTAAACCTACAGACAGTAATCCAGACGCAACGAAAAAAGTAAAACAAGTTTCTGGCGATGCTCAACAAAAAAGTGCTGGTACAGCTGATGCTATGCCAAAACTAAAAGAAGAGCAAGACGAAGAAACTGTTGAAGCTAAAGATGAGAGTTCTGAAGAAATCAAAGAAGACGAAGTTAAAGAAGAAGTAGTAAACGAAGAAGAAGAAACAATTGATGTTTCTGCTGACGTTGAGGCTTTAACTGCTGACGAAAGTCTTTCTGAGGAATTTAAATCAAAAGCTGCTACAATCTTTGAAGCTGCTCTGAAATCAAAAGTTTCAGAAATGAAGAAAAAGATGAACGCAAGCTATGAGCAAAAGCTTAAAGAAGAATCCGAAAATGCTAAATCTGAATTAGTAGAGAAAGTTGACTCTTATCTATCCTACGTAGTAGAAGAATG